AACAGTGACATGTCATAAAGAAAAAACCACCCAATTCTGAGTGGTTTTCCCATAAGCGCCAAATTATTTGGAGTACAATTCTATTACCACTCAAAATCCTTATTATTATTGAGTTTATAGCATTAAAACTTTTAAAAGGTTGAGCAACAGTTGAGTAACCCTTTAAACCTATAACAAGTTTTAACGGTTTATATAATATATACTATTATATAAATTTGGTCAAACATCCTACTATCTTACATAAAAATTTATGGCAACTAGTTCCATTTTGGAACATGTTCACATGAGTCCGCCTGCTCAACTGACAACTAATAGTTGATAGTTGCGTGTATCCACCATTACACGCTATGGAGATAATTGGATCACCTCTCTATCGATGAATCACTACTCCGATTACTGCTCCCGCTCCCACCATTTGAGATAGGTTGCGTTGCATCCGTAGTCGTTTGATTGTTTTCTTGTCGTTCTCTATTTGCCCTTTCAATTCGGTCAATGAGTTCGACATTTCTGATAAGGTAACTTCTTGCTTCATGGATAGCATTTTGGCTTTCATCAATTCTGTTTCCAATGTCGAGATTGTATTGTGTGCTTCGTTCAACTCTTCCCTTTGCTTCATGACCAAGCTTTGAGCTTCGGTCAATGGAAGACTGGATGTCTCGATTAAGCTTAATGCTTTCTCGTTGTTGCTTTTCAATTCGTTCCACTGTGTTAAGGGAATTGTTATGGTTGGTTCCGCTTGGCTCGTGGAAGATGTACCAGAGGCAAAAGATGGAGCTGAGCACAATAGCACCGATAATATAATAAAGCTTAGGATAGCCAGTAACTGTAGACTTGATTTTTTCATACATATATACCCCCTATATATTACTGCCCCATTGCTGAGCGTAATATTTAGCTTTCATCCGTATTACATCGCCACCACTTCCGGGTTCATCACCTTCGGTAACTACCCATAAGTCCCATCGTTCGCATGTAGTTGTTGGGCCGTATGGATCATGTGCATACAACCCGTCCATGTTATCTGCTGCCTCAGCATGCGTTAACACATTGCTGATACTAGCAGGTAGCCCTAAGTCTACACATAATACTGCGACCACCTGCGCTAAGGTTTCAATTTGTGCAACTGTTGGCGGATAATCGCCTAGGTCATTTACCCATTGAGCACCATATGCACAATCTAAGGATATGCCTACGGCTCTACCATTACGCATCCAGGTGTGGCTTTTGTGGTCTGTTAATTCACCATCGATGTAAATATTACCGCACCCATCAATATTGATGTGGTAATCGTCAAATTGTTGGTTATATCGACCTGCAGTCCAATGTATGTATATCTTATCAATGTACCCTACAGCCCTACTGCAGTAGTCGTTTAAGTCGCTTAAACTAACGTTTATCATCCGCACTCCCCCTTTCCATCATAGGTGGTGTCTTTTGTTGTTCTTCTAGCTTGTCAGGGATGCCGTTACCATCCTTGTCTAGCCAAAGCCCTAAGAAGCCTACAACAGCCATTAATACGCTAGGGATGAATATATGATCTATGATATTAAGCCCTACATTAATTAGCTTATTCGCTTCGTCGGACACGTAACCACTAATAAAGGACATAATATATTGTGTGATTACTAACATAATAGGTACTAGCATGACGAGGACTAATGCCCTCGTCGCTAATACACCTGTAGGGTGGATATTGGCCACCCTTACAGATTGAAATACTCGCTTAGCGCTGTCCATGAGCCGAGGTGGTATGTTCATGTAGTTCCTCCCTTAACTCATTAATTCGCTTTTCCATGGATTCAAGGCGTGTGGTTAACATCATAAAGGTAGCTGCAGACTCAGTACGTTCAGCACGTGACTGCTTCATTTCGTCTTTAAGCTCACCTAGTGTATCAAACAATGCATTCCACTTGCCTGTGAATTCTACGCTATCTTGCTTCCGTTGTGATTCAATACGGTCTAATAGAGGGACTATCAAAAGCCGATATCCTGCACCTGCTACGATGCCTACAATAGTCAACGTCGTAAGCAAGTCGTTCAACTCAAACTGCCAAGTCCAGATGAGATATGCACCCCCTTACTCTGTGCTAACTAAGGACCAGATATGGATTATAAATGGTCGCTTTCGTATGTGCCACCGTTCCAAATTAATGTATCGTTTAAGACAACTTTAAAACTGCGTGTGTTTGTTGTAATTGATACAGTGCCTTGATTTGCTGTGGTTCTAAATGTAATGTTTTGTGGCTGTTTGATAATGAATGTTAAACCGTCATATTTATTGGTGTTACTATCGGTATCAACCATTTGTTTTTCCGTATCAGAAATGATTTCCACTACATCGATATCGGCTTTAGTCCATTTACCTAACCAGTTGAAAGAGCTTCCTTCGCTATAGTCAGCTAAACGTAACACTAATTTCTTACCATACTTAGTGAATTTTGCACCTGTTGCGTCTGTGTAAGTATCATCTGCCACAGTAGTTTCAAGACCTTTAATGGAGATAACACCTACTTCACGGTCTGCAAGGTCAAAGTAGGATACTTTGATATCATCTTCGCCAAGCGCTTTGATAGGAACTCGCATGTTATCACTTTCAAATACACGTTTTTCGCCGCCGTTTACAGAAACCTTAAAGTGCGGTTCACCTTTAAGGTCTAAGAATTCTTGACCGGCTACTGGTTGGAAGTATTCGAGTTGTTTGAATTCCACGTGGATAGTATCGCCTAAAATCTCTACTAGCTTAGCCAATACTGTATCTACACTTGCATCAGGCAAGTACACGTTTTTATCTTTCAAAAGTTCTGCTGCTCTTTCAGCACTACCCGCATCACCTTTAGGACCTTTTACGCTTTTGAGAAATTCGCCATCTTTCTTTAATATTTGAGCCGTCTCTTCCGCGCTACCTTTATCACCTTTAGGACCACGTAAGCTATCTAACCATGCTTGCTCATCACCTTTAAAGCCGTGAGCTACTGCGATAGCATAAGCAGATTTGCCTAAGCCTTCCAATAATGGCAATGTTGTTTCTTTGTCAAATCTAAGTGTTAAAGTATTGTTTGTTTCAGCCATGATAAGTTACCTCCCCTTACTCATGCATAGAAATATCCGGCACGATCGTAATCGTACCTTGACCAATCTTCAGCCAGTGTTCATCGTTATAAAGGAATGCGTCGTAGATATAATCGCCTCCCTTTATTTTCTTCTCCGCTGAATCTTGGCCAGAAATAAAAAACCTTACCTGTTTTGACTCTACCACAGACTGCAACTCTAATATCATATTGTCATATGGGCGCTTGCGAATTTTACAAGCGCCTTTATATTGACTTAACGTCATATCGCTATCTGGCGGTACAACATAACTGATACTAAAGTCTTGCCCTGCGTGGAGTGTTAAATCTTGTTCGACCATATATCCTCCTTATTGTCGTCTAATCTATGGTTTGTAACACTACTTTTTACCAATGACGAGAACGTATAGTTCCCCAAAGGAGATATGTTTATGATAGCCGTTATCGTCTCGATTGCTGAAATAACTATACCATATCGATTGGCAAACAGCCTTACGACCATTTAATCCAATGGTTGGCTTAGTATCGTGATATCCGCTCGATATATTAGACTGGAAATACATTGTGCAATCATCAATTCTTCGCCCATTAGCAATAGCCCATTTTTCTCGACCATCGCTAGTACCGCCTGTTACATCACTATAATTTTCTGTCATTTTATAGCCAACAGGAATAAACGTACATTGACCTTCGCTAAACCCTTCTGGTAGTGGACACCAGTCACCATGACGTACTTTGTAGATTTGTACGTCAATGTTTCTAATCTTGAAACCTGCTTGCATGATTGATTGAGCGTCAATACGTGAGCCGGTAATATTGGCCCCTACGATGTTACCGTTGGCGTCAACTTTGAAGGTACCGGTTTTATTTTGGATCGTACCTCCGATAATCTTACCGCCTGTTACTTCGCCCAGGTTAGCTGAGATAGCGCTTAAGGAGCTAACGTTTAGCTTGTCTGCAGATACTGCTTTGGCAGCTAACATCTTATTGGTAATAATGTTATTGTCAAATAGAGCGTCACCCGTTACGTGTAGTAGTCTACCGTCAATTCGTGTACCACCTGTGTATTGAGTGATAGCACTCATGACTTTATCGCCGGTAATCACTTGTGACTTAATCGCATTGTCTAGCTGAGTAATGCGTGTAGCCATGCCACTTGTAGCGTTGGTTACTTTAGAGTCAATACTACCGGCTAGTTGAGTGATTGAGCTCCTAACATTATCTAGGCTGTTATCGTATTCATCGACTGCGAATACTTCAATCTTGTAAATCCAAGCTATGAAGTTAGGGTTTGTACTTCTTCCGACTTTATCCTTAAAGTATACGTAGCCACACTCACGATTGTTAGCATCTGCACCAACCCAAGATTTACCATACTTCCAGTAGAAAATATATTCTTCCGGCTTATCAGTACCCTTGTTATCGGTTATCCATCCGTTTGTGCCACCATTACCAATATCATTGTTGTTTAAATGAATAGTCATAGACGGTTTAACCTTAGCTACCATACGCACGATGTATGTATTATTTAGCTCACCAAATAAAGACTGCTGCTTAGGTTTGATTTTAAAACCACCGTAGCCAATACTGGAGTACTTAGTATCGCCAGGTATGAGTCCTACCATACGACCACCTGTGACAACATCATCATAGATTGCATTAGCACTACCAAACTTTTGCGTAACTTGCTGGCCATCTTTTAAATACAAGCTAAGTTCTAACTCAGATTTAAAGATTGGATCACGCATAAGTTGTGGCGCATGGCTCATAGCTTGTACAGCCTTAGCGTATTGGTTACTAGACTTATCTAGCTCATTAATACGTCTATCGATATCGGCCAAACCTAACGCTTCTGCATTAATTAACGAAGGGTCGATACTAGCCGGTACAGAGCTACCAATAATATTGGAGTATGTACCTTCACCGAACACATCTACGTAGGCAACCTTTACATTAAATACACCTGGGTCATGAGGTATCATATTTACGTTTGTAGTAACGAAATACTTCTCTGTGCCGATGTAAATGTTAGCACCTATACAAGTATCCGGTATGCTATCAAATACCACGCTCACGCCTGTAATATTGCCTTTTACTTTGACATTCGTCGGAGCTTTAGGAACTGCTGCGTTATAGTCAAGTCTAAGCGCCGGACCATAACCTTTAACAGGATTGTGTGCATAAACAAATACCGCACCTCTACGAGCCGATAACTTAATTTCAGAGCGGATATCTGTAGTCTTGGCTAATAGGTTATTGGACTGGCCAACATTACTATCAAGTCGCAATTCGTAGTAATCGATGTATGTATTCTCTACTGGGTCCCATGCAGCAGTGATCGCTTTACCAATTTTTATTTCACCGCGAGCCGGTGCTTTAGGTGTAGCCACACTCTCAGCGGATACACTCGCAGTAATACGAGCCTCAGCCTTACCACTTTCATTACCAGATGTATCAATAGCCGATAGCTTGAATGAGTAATTACCAGTATTAGGGATAAAGTACGAGTAGGATGTACCGCCTATATGCTTAATAAGGACTACATCGTTACCGTCATATAGCGTGTATCCATGTAGGTCAGCCTCTGTATTAGGTTCCCATGATAAGTGAAGTACGCTACTATTAACTGCATCCTGCGTCACCTTAAAGCCTTTAGGTGTAGCCGGTGGTATTTCCTTACCACTCACATACACCGCACGTTCTACGCCTTCATACGCAGCACCAGTATTATTTGTACATACAATCTTAACGTCGTAGTTTACATCAGTAGCTACACTCGGAATAGTAACGCTAGTAGCACTACCGTCTAATACTTTGAACTGTTGCCACTCCTTAGCGGTTACAGGCTTATAATATACGATGATATTTTTGGCCACTTTATCCCTTGGTAGTTGCCAAGTACCATTAATATCACAGAGTACAGTGCCGTCCTTTAAGGTCTTAACTTCAGCAATTAACACTAAGTTAATAACCTTAATCACGTCAGACTTCGTTGTGTAGTCGATGATTGGCACTGATCCATCATCACCGGCGTACAACTCAGGGTAGTACTCAATACAGGATATCTTACGAGTCATTTCAGAGTTTGACTTACTAATGGACAATACCCTAAACGGTTTAGCTTCCTTGGTTGCCTCACCATAGGTGTATAAATCGTCTGTCTGAATAACTGCATTACTAGCAAGCGTTAAGGTCTTACCGGATACACCAGTTACGTTGTAAGACTCTAATGCATCCGTTTTAGCGTTACGCACCATAAGGCGATAGGTCTTGCCTTGCTCAAAAGTAACTTCTCTATCAAGAGTTACTTTATTACCTACAGCAGACTCTACACGGCCACCTTGTCCCCAGTCTGTCACATCATGCTGTAATAGGATTACATCCCCTATCGTGCACGCTATGGCGTCTGTAAAAGCTTCAAAGGTACAAGTACGCACCTCGTACTTATTCGCTCTTAGGTAGTGTTTAGCGTAATTATAGGCTTGGTCTACATCCACACATCCCATGAGTTCGACTTGCGCCGGACTAGCAAGAGATGTAGTCACGTCATACTCTTCACTGAATACAGGGAGCACGTCACGCTCATAGTCTTTAGCTTTATTGAGGAATGATACCTCGATAGCGTTTGCCCTAGATGATGTAGCCTGGAACTCTTCCATGAATGAGTCCATCTTGATATTGCCTACAGTAAATAGCTGAGTAGGTGTAGCCGCATAATCGTAAATACAACTGAATCGAGTACCTAAAGGTATTACCTTACCTCTACCTACATTCTCAGCGTATTTAAGCGCATCCCATACTTGGCTAGCATTGTCGTAAATGTAATTAAATGTAATATGCTTTTCATCGCACTTATCAGCCCACGCCTTAAATGCGTCATATACGAAGCGTTCACGAGGAGCGCCTTTAACTACATACTCATCGCCAATCTTACGGCAATGATGAAGGATATCATAGCAAGCCCACGCCGGATTATTAGCCGGTTTAGACTCATACGCTCCAGTGTAGGTATTAAATACCCATACTGTTTTACGCTCTTGTATCCATGTTACGTTTGGATCATTACCATTTAATTGGTCAGTAGCTAAGGCTTTGATACCGATAAGCACTTTACCAGGATGAATGAAGTCGTCATAAACAATCTGAGTTAACTGTGACCAGTATACTTTGTTAACATGGCGGTTAGAATTACCGTCCTTATGTGCACATCGCATACGGACTTCGTACTGTCCTGGTTCTTTTACATCGAACCGGAACACACGATAGATGGCTTTATTTGAACTATCCTTGATAACGCCAGTATATTGACTATTATCGATAGACGTTCTTGAATGACTGTTGCGTTTAAACCAACGATTATCTGTCTTTTCAAGCATGGCACTTTGGCCACCATTGTTACTAATCGGTAGTGGTATCCACTCTGCAGAACCAACTTTACGATAGCCGCCTTCAATAGTGACCGACGTTTCACTTAGTCCGCCCTTATCATTTGAATAATACAAACCATTAGGGAGTGATATAGTAACCTCTAGTGCAGTGGATAAGTTACCTTGCGTTTGATGTATTGACCAGTCGTTGGTAAGTTCATACGTTAATGGTTGGTCAGCGTAGTTATCATTGAAGTTAGGGATAATCTCTTGGTCATTTGTGCCAAGTCTTACATCGAGTTGAACTTCCTTATAGTTACCGATGGGGTTACCATTTAATTTAACGTCCGTTATAGCGGAAATAGGGCCCTCTCCGGCGCAGTATAATAAGTTAAGATATTGTTTTTCACCGTCACTTGTTACGTGGCGAGATATAAGCATACCGGCACTTTTACACTTTCCGTAAGTAATGGCTAAAGGATGACCTTGGCCAATAATCGTCTGTGCCCCTTGCCACCCATAAGTAGCGGACTGCTCGGTATTGGAGCTATCTGTCTTAGGTGCAGCTATTTTAGATATGATCGCATTACCAATCATACCTATAGCCATTGCTGCTAACGTACGACCTAATACGCTAGTAATACCGAATATCGCACCGGAGGCGATACCGGCAGTTGCAATAGATAAGCCGATAGATAACAAGATAGCGAATGCTTGCTTTTCTACCTTTGGTAATACCACTACATAGGCTTCATCTGTAGGTGATGCGGTATCCTCTACTAACTCGCCATTAATGGAGTATACCCAGCTTCCTGGCTCAGTAAAATATTGGTTAAGTTTCTTACCTTCAACAAAAGGCACAAGGGTCTCTTGTCTAGTGGTAAGGTCGAATGGGTTTCGAGCAATTACTAATCTAATCATTTTGAGCCTCCTTGTGTCTGTACACTCCTAATATACGTTTTCTTAATCTGTCCATTGGTACGATACACACGCCCGCATATTCTGTGGAGTGTATCATCTTACCTTCGCCTACATATACTGCGATATGATCAGCGTTATTACTGTAGAGGTTCATGACAATTATGTCCCCTACTTCCGGTTCCTTGACTTCGTGCCAAGGTGAGTTCATATCTGGCCAATATGTCATATATGGGCCTAGTTGAATACCCGCTCTCTTGTACACCTCTACCACAAGCTCCCAACAAGGTAACTCCTTCCACGGAGTCCCTACTAGGTTATTTAGAGTTAGACGCATATAAGCCCCCTTGTGGTATTGTTGGCTCACCGCCAAATCTAACGCTGTTATTTAACTCACGACAGCGTTTTAGAGTTTTGTTACATGATTGTGCGTACCCTTTGTATCCGCACTCTACAGACTTAAATTTGAAAGGACAGTAGTCTTTCATTACTCGAACAGGTGGGAACCTACGTGAGAATGAGAAGTCTGTACCTAATGTGAACACTACCCAGTCTGCTTTAGCTTGGGATGCATTAATGATGAACGTTTCTTCTAGTTCAATAATGTCCGGTAAGTTAGTATTAAATATTCGAATATTGACCTCACAATCTGTGAGGCCTTTATTCTTTTCTACTAAACGCTGAATAGTACCGGTTACATTAGCTACAGAAAGTTTTACATTTGGCATCTGCTTAGTGTCCTCGTTAATATCCTCTAGCTTGAAGGGGAACGCTGTATACTGCTTGCCACCTAATGTCAAATCCTCGGTGTTGTTCACTAGAAGGATATTGCCTTCAGGGTGGTGTAGCTCAATAGCCATTACCCATGCTCCAGTGGAGGATATCTTATTCTTTTCGATGATTGATGCAGTCGATAACGTTAACATCTAAGCCTCCTGTAACTGAATTGAACCTGTCCAAATACCGTAGTCACTAGCTGAAAAATGTAGTTGGTCAGCGAACCTAACTCTAATCTTTGCCAGTGTTTCAGGGTGTGTCCAAAGGAATATCTCTGCAGTATTTACCTGGTCAAAGAAATTCCTTAAGCGGACATACTCTGTAGTCGGTATCTTATAATTCACTGAATACGATCGTAACGCTTTTGTAGTCTTACGATGAGTTAACATCGTCATGTTTTCCACCTGAGCCTTACGACTCACATCAGGCGTTGTTTCATCGATAGGGTATATCGGATATCTTATGTTTGGGAATTCTAACATACGCTATACTGCGGCTGCCTTAATGGCATCACGCATACCTCCTTTGTTTGTCATAAGACTAGATACTACTACATCAACTATCATTTGTTCGCCATCGAACTTAGTTTCTTGTTGTTGGCTATCTAGTTGTTGGCCAGATTGATTGATGATGTTAACCGTTACTTTATTAGCTCCTTCACCGCCAATCATCTTACGTGTTTGGCTTGCGTTGTAAATGCGATGAGAGGAGTTGAACTGCAAGAGCTCTGGACCATTCTCACCAACTAATGTCATACCTGCAGGAGCAATACCACCGCTTGCAAACTTACCAAAACTGTTGCCTGTAAATGCTGAACTGAAAGAACCGCCACTTGCAAACGAAGATACGCCGCCACGACCGGCGCCAATAGCACCGATACCGCTTACCACTCCACCGAATAGGCTTTGTAGCTTAGGTTGTACATACTGTTGGAAGGATAGGTTAACAAGCATTTTAATAATGCTATTCGTAATATCTTTAAAGATATTTTTAAGCCCCTTACCGAATGACTCAGCACCAGTTGCAATGTTTTCTAGATGACTAGTAAATGAGGAGTTAATACTGCTCATCGTACTATCAAAGGTAGACTTAGCTAGGTCGCCATAGTTCACTACCTCTAAACTATACTGTCTAGCACCTTCCGCTAAGCTAGTACGCAAGTTACGTCCGGCTATTTCCCATAGCTTTTGTTGAGCTTCAACGAGGTTCTTTTCAACTTGTAAGCGTTGAGTAGCGCTTAGCTGAGCTTCATTAAGTTCTCGTTGAGCGAATTCAATATACGCCCGTAACTGTTCATTAAGTACTTGGTCTGCATCCGATTGGGATATCCGTCCAAGCCTTACTAAGTTAGATTGACGTTCAGAGTCCTCGTTGAGTTGCGTATATGCTAACTCTCTGATTTTCTGTTCCGTATCAGCAGTAATCTTTAGCTTCTCGGCATTAGCTCTCTTTTCAGCTAATGTCTTATCGCCTACTGCTTTTGTGTACTCACGAACGTTATCATCGATTTGGGCCTTTTGTGCTTCAGCTTCCGCCTTGAGTAATTGCAAGCGATCGCCTGTGCGTTCAAGGTCAAGTTTTGAGATTTCCTCGTTCATCTTTCGTACACGGATTTTTTGATTACGGTCAGCTTCTTCGAGTTTCTTTTGATATACTTCCTCGTTCTTAGCCTTCGCTTCTGCTACTAGGTTAGAACTTGCCAATGCTTTAGCATTAGCATTTTTTAAGGCATCGACTGAGCTACCCCATCCGCCACCAACATTACCGCCATACGCTTTTGCATATAGTGCGGTATCTACATAACCTGTTACTGCGCCGAAATCTCCCTCAATAGAACTGGATTGAAGTACTTGTCCAGGTCCCACACCATTAGGCCCATGAGAGTTTGCACCAGTATAGCCACCATTACCATCAGCAATGACTACGTGGTTATCACCAAGTACAACTACACCGTCACCGGCTTTAGGAACATAGCCATCTCCTGGATCATGCCATGCACCTACGGCTCTAGCATCACGCATTATGTATGGGACATATCTAGCAGTACTAACACCGAATGATTCCCTGATACTGTCTGCGAATAGCTTGCCGCAATCTGTAGCCCAGTCCCCTTCAGCGCCTAATACGTACTTCTTACCTAACTGAGCATTAGCCGCCTCTAGTACACTTGACGCTTGACCAGCACCTCCGCCACCATTTAAGCCGGCTGCAGAACGAATAATCTCACGGATGTTCTTATTATTCGTTTCGTATTGGTTCTTAGCGTTGAGCTTGTCGATTTCATATTGGCTACCATCAATCTCTAAGGATTGAAGTGTAAGACTACGGATAAGCTCGTTAAGACGTTCTACCGAGCTTGCTAGTTTTTCAGCTGCTTGCTCTGCTTTCTTGGCCGCTGCCTCTTGTGCTTTGGCCGCCTTATTAGCTTCTTCATTAGCCTTGTTGATAGCCTCATTGTTAGTAAGACCATTCTTGGCATCGTCGATTTCTTTTTGAAGTTTCTCTTGCTCCTCTTCGGCTTTCTTCTTCGCAGCGTCTGCCGCTTCCTTAGCCTTAATAGCAGCGTCGATTTGAGCGCCTTCTTCTTTCGTTGCCAAGCGATCGTTCTTTACTAGTCCAAACCAAGCACTATCTTCTACATAGTAGCGCCCATCATGCTTAGCCATGTAATCAGAATTAGTGCCAGGTGCGTTTAGGTTTCTATGAGCTCTAAGCCCATTAACTTCAACGCCTAGGTCTGTGCCTGCGGTCTTAGATGCATATACCGCCGAATATATGCTCTTAGCTGCAAGTCCGGCTACGGTTGCTAATGTAAGCCAAGGTCCTGCGGCTGCTATAGTAGCCAATCGCATGAACTTCAATGCACTTGTAACAGATTGAATACCTGTGATTACTATAGTAGCTTCTAAGCCGAATTTAATAAGGCCTGCGATAGCTTCCTTTTGTTCGGTGGCTAGATTACTATAAGACTTTGTTAGATTAATTGCACCTTGTGCATATTCCATAACCACCGGTAAGAGTTCTTGACCAATCATAATGGCCAATCGCTTACCGGTCTGTTCCATATCTTTCAACTGACGATTAAAGGCAGCGGACTTCTTAGCAGCTTCATCATCAATGATGAGCCCCATTGCTCTTGCACGGTCCTCGACTTGCTTCATGGCATCTGCTGACATATTCAGCATTCCGTGAAGTTGGTATCCGGTTTTACCGAATAATTCCATTTCAACCCGTGTCTTTTCAGCACCGTCCTTCATGTTCCTTAATCTGTCTTGAATGATTTTGAACACTTCAAGGGTATTCTTACCCTCAATCTGATCAATGCTAACACCTAGCCGACTGAACATATCAGTAGCTAGTTTCCCTTCAGCGGATGCAACTTGCATTTTATCTTGTGCGTTAGATACAGCCTTCGCAAATTTAGCGAATGCCACAGTACTAACGTCAGTAGCTACACCCATATAGTTTGCAACGGAGAGGAATGTACTAGCTTGTTCCGCGGTTGCACCTGTTAAGGATTGCATCTTCTTGACTGATAAGTTCCAAGCTAGCGCCTCTTTAGCGAGTTTAGAACCTAGACCGGCAAGACCGGCACTCGCACCGATAGCAAACATTTCATTCTTTAATTTTGAAAGCTCTGCAACTGTTCCCTTAGAGGTAGCGGCGATTTTCTCTAAACCGGCTTTTGCATTCTTATCGGTCAGTTGCACTACGATATCTACTACGTTATTCGACATCCTTATTCATCGCCTCCATTTCTAATCCCTCCAGTATCCACATAAGACTAAATAACATCGGATTTAGATTAATGTTATTAATCTCAGCCACTGTACGTATAGCCGGATAATCAAATCCGGCTAATCCGCCTGAGTGGTAATTTCTCTGACTGCGTGATAGGTTATACAGTTTCATAGCCAGTTTTGAACCGAATAATAGGCGTGGTGGGTTAAAGTCACACTCGGAGCAGTCGAAGGACTGCTTTGTAGCGGTTTGTAATTCCTTACATCCCTTGCAGTACTTCGGCCTATCCGAGGACATCCACCTCCACGCCTCTTCTAGTTTTTTTCTGTTTCTTCTTGTAGTTGGTAAGTTAATGTAATGACTTCACCGGCGAAGTTCATTGCGTCTTTATCACTTACTGTATTGAGTTGTTCGTCTGTGAGTTCATACACGTCAGTTAAGATGAAACGCATAATATCACGACTACGTACAATAGATGCAACTTGATCATCAACATCTACTGGACAATACACGAAGTCTAGACCGGCTTTGATTAATGCATCACGTTCAGTCCATGTAAGGGCTCTTGGTTTTAATTCATTACCTTGAATATTCATAGTTACCTCCTAATGAGTTAGATTAGTAAGATGTTTGGCTGTTAACCAATTCAAATACTACTGCAGATTGACCGGCATCATCGCCATAATAGGCTTTGAATGGAAGTTCAATATTTACGCCTTTAGGACCATCGATACCAGGAGAGTTACGTTCGTAAATCAATTCAGGTAATTTGATAGTTAAGGAGTTAGTACCTTTAGTAAGAGTTAATTCCAAACTAGACTCTGTACCATTTACTGCTTTATTTAATAGGTCCATATTTTGGAAGAAGGCTTTAATAGTACCGGATACTCCGATAATACCTGTATCGATGTAAGTACGGAAGCCTTTACCACCGATAGCATAAGAGTCACCGTCCAATCCGAAGTCAATGTCAAGACTCATGGACAATACATTCGCTACCGTAACGCCACCTTCTTTTATGGTGGCTTCGAGGTTTTCGAATGGAGTAAATGTAATAGACTTAGGTGCAGTATCGAAGGGTACCGCTGCCATAGTTTCTTTACAACCCATTACATCGATAGATGCAGTTAATTCAGAGTCACCACCAAAGTTCAATGACATTTTATTCATTCGTACGCCACTGAATTGTTGGTAAGTACTAATATCCTTATAACCTTGTTCAAAGGTAGCAGATGGCATATCTGGACCGATTTTAAATACGTGTTTCTTGCCAGAGCCTTGTGCTGTTGTAGTTGGAGCACCAAAGCCTAGCTTTAACCAATAGCCAAAGCCCAATACATCAACTGGTGGAACAATGCTACCGGATGTATCGATGTTACCGCGACTAGGTGCCGCCGGATTACGTGTACCTCGAATAACAGAGGAGTCATTCAAGTTTTGGCTAGCCTTTAAGGAAGAACTGATGATAGGCATTACCACGCCACCGGTAGATGGTGTAGTACCGAAGTCAGTTTCAAAGGCCATTGTAAGAGAAGATTGTGCACCTTGTGCACGTTTAGCTACTGCCATGTTTATCCTCCTAATATTCAACATTACCGCCAATTACATGCGGTATTTCTATAGTGAGTGTGGCTTTACCCGGATACACCGGACGCCACGAGATATTGTCTGTTTCATAGTCAATGTTAATGACAGGATAGTTAGGGTTAACTGCCATGATACATTCGATGAGTAACTGGCCAAGTTCATCACACTCGAACGCTCCCGTGTATTTCACTACACGTCCTTCACGTTCTGCCTCAACTCGTACTATTCCCCATACGAGTTGTAAGGTGTAAGAGTAAGAACTTGCCAAGCCCTCGGACTTGTTATCCATCATGATGATCACGCACGGACAATCCTCTTCAAGAGGTGCGCCGGCGTCATCATAGCCGATGTAAATAGTTAAGTCCTTTCCGAAGTGTTTCATGCAGTAGTCGGTAATCTTCTGATTATCCTTAACCGCTTCCGCCCATCTGTTAGCAATGACTGCTAGTGGAATAGTTTGCATTGCTACCTCACTTTATAGGCCCGCCTGCTCGACGCGAACTGAGTGCTTTTGCCTAGCGCATATTCACCGATTTTAGCTTCAAGGTAAGGTACCAACTTAGGCTGTAAGGATGTTTTCATCGGACCAAACGTTTTACGAGGTTTAATCCTGAATGATGTTTTTCCTTTAGCAAGTTGAAAGCCACCGGCAAATAATGTCCTACGCATTGGCTCTGTGATTTGTTTTGTGTAACCACGCTCAATCTGTTCGCCTAACCGTTTAGCAGACGATGATAACCACCCTACTTTTACTGATTGCGACCTGGCCTCGTATTGGTACCCAACTGCTCGGAACATCTTACCGAGAGGTGTATAGCCGACAGTAGTTTCCTTTACGCCACCGGCTATAAGTTGGGCTCTAGACTTAAGTCCCCACCCTTCCTTGTCAGCCTTACCGCCATCTTTATAGGCACGCCTTACTTTAGCTCCAAATGCTGCCTCGAATTGTGCCCTCATAGTAGGTGGCATGAAGTTAGCATATTTATGGCCACCAGGTGAGCCGGATTTAATACCTGCCTTGATTTCCTTCTGCATCATCCAACCGACTGACTTCATAGCTTTCCTAGTCCAATCCGGTTTAGTCTTAGCTATAAATTCAAGGTATGGTGTGGCAGTGTCAGTAATGGTAATTGGTGAATTACTCATGGTCTTACCGTCCTAACGTTGGCCACAATTTCAAGACAGTGCATTTTAGCGTCGCTATCAGAGATATGATCTACATACCACTTCTTACCGTTGATGTAGATTACATCTTTAGTCTTAGGTAATGGTACGTCTTTAGTTCTAACCCATACCTTAGCCTTATCAGCAAGGCCAGTTACGAACCCAGAACCTTTACCGTCATACTCACCGATTTCTACGCTTGCCTTAATCTGCTTACCTTCATATGTTATTTTTTCGCCAAATACATCGAGTAAGGCGCTTTCATCATAGGTCAGCATATGTTATACCTCGTAGAGTGAATGCGGCCCGTGTGGACCGCATTTCATTAAAAATACAATAATTAGTTTTTCAACATTACTGTAACAGTATCTTGAGTTGCAGTCTTAGGTTCTACTGCAATACCCAATGGTTTACCACCAGTTTTAGCAGCTTTACCAGAAGCAAAGTTTACTGCATCACCTACAGCGTATGTATCAGATTTATTAGCATCTACTTTGAATACGCCAGTAACTTTTAACGCGCCCATTTCGTCTTTCTTAATATCTGTTACTGCTACACCGTGAAGTGCGCCTGCTTCTACAATGTCACCAGCTTTTACATCAGCTGTTGCCACGTAGTTGATTCGGTCTGTTTCATATACGAATTTTGCCATATGTATTTACCCCCTAATTATTTACCTGCGTTTTTGAATACACCACGGAAGTCAAGAGCACTTACGCCACAGTCGAATGCTACTTTGTATTCGATACCGTCTACATCGAAGCCTTGGCGAGTTTCAAGACGTGGAGTTTCAACGCCATTCAAGTAAGTTACTTCAATAGTGTCATGTTGAGATGCGTCAGCTACTAAGTACCATGCATCTGGATCAGTTAATTCAGCATCTGCTACAACTACGAAGCGACCTTTGTAAGGGTTAACTACACCGGAGTTTACACCGTCTACAGCAGCAGTAGAGTTAACGATTTGGTATGCAGTCATTTCGAGTTCTGGAGGAACTACCAAGTATTTAGGTGTGATGTTAAGAGTAGCATCACCAGTAATACCTTTTTGACGACGCATAGAAGTAATTGCTTTAGCGATTGCTTTAACGGATAATGCTTCACCTGTACCTGCAACGTTACCATGTTTTGTATCGAACAATGCAATATTGTCTTGCATTTTAACGTTACCAGTTAATTGAGCATACACCATTTTGTTTACTAAGCGTTTAGCTGCGGAACCGTATTTAGTAGCGATTTTGGAGAACAAGCCTAAGTCATCATTGATGATTGCCTGACGAGTTAAGCTGAACAATTTACCATAAGTAGCCACTTTAGTACGAGCAGATGCTTCGCCTAAGAAGTCTTGTTGGAATTGGCCACCTTCAGGAACTAATTCAAGGTTACCTGCTTCAGACAATGCTACACGTGCAGCTTCTTTGAAGTCACGGTTAGAGCCTTTACCCGCCCAAATTTGGTAAGTAGTTTCAGCTTCATTGAAGCCTACCATTACAGATTTGTTAGCCAAGTTAGACATGATTGCTGGGAATGTGGATGTAGAGTTAATAGCTGCACGAGCCAATTCCATGTTATCGCCAAAGTTAGATTTCAAGCCTTCACGTTGTAAAGCTTCACGTGCTAACTCAACCATAGAGTGACCACGTAATTCTTGTGCACCTGCTGCAGGTTCTGCTACTGGGATACCTGCTGCCATCAATACAGCATCTTGCGCAGCTGCACGGAACTTATCAGATTCAGCTTCGCCCATTGTTACAGATACGCCTTTGTTGCGTGCACGTAATTGGTCCATTACCATTGCACGAGCTTCGTCAACGGATACACCCATTACGATTGCTTCGTCAGCACCTTCTACATCGAAGTCACGGAACAATGCAGTAATTTCGGAAGTACGTTTACGTTCTTGTTCCATAGCCTTTTGAAGGTCTGCTTGTGTCAAACCAGTTTCAACTGGTTCAGATTTTACTTCTTGAACTTCTAAAGTTTTTTCTTGATCCATACGTGTGTTATCCTCCTGTGTGTCAATACTTGTATGAATTTCTTCAGCACTTCGTCCTACGCCCACCGTTGGGTCAGCAGGAACAGATACAATACTGATTTCTAGAGGTTCCCAATCCGTTACTACATAAGCTGGACCATTAAATCGACCGTTAGTAGATTTTGTTTCTTCATCTTCTAATACTTCATATCGGTAGATTGCATAGCCTACGCTCACACCTTGTAGCGTACCGGACTGTACCTTTTGGAATATTGTTTCGGATTGTTCATCTGTATCAAAGCGCACTAACGCTTTACCGCGGTTATCTTCTAGCCATGCCTTCTCGATATGACCTACGACCGCATCACGATCGTGATTGAACAATGCCGTACCCAAGCCATTATTAAAGCGCTCAAGGTTGATGCACTCTTCATCGTGGCAAAGGATTTCATCGCCGAACCAACGGCCATATGGCGTCTCGGAAGAGAATGATAATTCTACTGTCCGACTATCGGTGTCGACGTTGTCAATAGTAGTTTCTCGACAGTAGTTGCCAAGAACACTACGCTTTTGATGTTCACTCATTACTAGCCATCAGCTCCTTCCTTAGTGTCATCATCGCCCATCGTTAGCGGTTGCAACTCACTGGAATAATCTAGTAATACCCCAAGCTCCTTAGCTCGGTCTTGTTCGAGTTTCCGTTGTTCAAGAACTTCTTCCCAGTCTCGTCCAGATGATGCGCACACATCCTCTAACGTTGTAAGACCGGATTTGATAGCCTCTTTATTAGCGTTAACTTCCTTAACAGGGTCAATCCATGACCACCCTGGAGCAAGCCAAGCTACCTCTTGGTATTTGTCCTTGTTCGCTAAGTAGTCAGAAGGTAATTCACCTGCTAAGTAAAGAGCGTCAATAAAGGCTTTCCAAATCGGCATACAGAAGTGTGTGATTACAAATTTCTGCACTTGACGGAACGTCTTTTGGTCCTCTAACAAGTTTTGCCTTGCAGCTGAGAAATTCCCAGATATATTACGCGCTACGATGTCAGCGCTCATACCAAGACCGGACGCTACGCGTCTAGTCTGAGTTGCTGAATATTCGCTTGCAGTCCCGGCGTTACGCCCAGGGTCTGCAAACTCAATGGACTCGCCAGGGCTTAGGTGTCTAACCATACCTGGTGCCATTGTGATATTAGGTCTGCCTTTGCTATCTCTTGGTAGCATAGAGGTTTGTCTTGCGGAGTTTTGAGAGGTTACAAAAACACTGAAGCACGCTGCAACTCGTGCGGCGATTAAATCAGCATCCATGTATTCGTCGATATCGTGAATCCTACGCAATACTAACGCCAATAAGCTAATGCCCCTAATCTGAGATGGGCGCTTAGGCTTAAATAACAAAAATGCTTGGTCTGTTGTTAACCGAACTGTATCAAAGGAGCGTAACCCCATTGGGTCTGTTTGGCTTATGTGGTACGCTACTGGTCTACCATGTTCGGTAACTTCTACACCGTTGATGATATTATTCTTGCCATTTGTGATACTTACTGCGCCAATATTCTCGGCTTCTATTAACTGAATAGATAATGGTAAGTACGAGCCTTGTGAAGTTTTATTAACTAAAATCTCACCGTCATACACCATACGTCTTAGAGCCATTTCTTGTAATTCATAGAAATTAGAAATGCCCCTAATATCAGCGTTTTCAGGTTCCGCCCATTTGGCCCATGCTTTCTCGATTTTCTTATTAAGATCGTTGTTTAACTTGCCATTGCGGTTTCGCACTTTAGCTTGTGGTACGATACCTGCGCCGATTACATTTCGTAGCAGTGCAATTACTGCAGCTTCTGCTAAGTCACTGTTCATCTCGGCAGCTCTTGCCCGACCACGTATGATATCACGTGAACCCGTTGCAAGTTGTTCCGCGGTCCCATACGCCGGTTGCCAATCACTGTTTAGCCTGTCCATAGATGCCGCATCATATTGGCGTAACGCATCACGGTAGGCTTGGCGTTCATACGCACGTTGTGGACTGACCCAACTGATTACTCTATCAATAATGTTCATCGTCCACCCCATGTCACGAATGCATCAGCTTGATACCCATTGGACTCTTCGTGTACTCGTTGCATTAGTGTTTGTTCGCGTGCATAAAGTACTGGTAAGTCAATCGTCTTGAACCGCTTACCACCAATTTGTAACTCGGAATATCCTTTAGTTTCGATATCCTCGATGACTTGGCGCACACGTTCAAGTTGTTCATTTACATCGCTCATGGTTCACCTCCTATCTAAACCAATGGCCAGTATCCCCTATGCCTCCGCTGTAGTCCTCATATGTTTGGACCTCTTCAGTTTCCTCATAAGGCTCTGGCTCCATTAAATATTTAACGCCGGCAATATCTGCTACTGCTGCGTTGTAAGTACATGTATCAAGTAAATGGTTAACAGGATGGCTCGTGAGTGGTTTCCACTGAACTGTTACCGCCCCTGTTTTTACATTTCTGTGTTCCTGCTTTTCCTCTGACCTTAGATGGTCTGAGTACTCCTGCGGACAATCTTTGTATAAATGGATCGTGCCATCTTCGTTTATCGGCCTTACCATTCTCGCGAATATGAAGTCTTTCCAATAATCTGTATTCAATACGTATAGCTTTAATCCACCTACAACACCCTTCTCTAATGATGTCATTGTGTATGGTGCTGTCATCGTAGTATGATTTGACGAGCCTTTAAGAGGGATACATACTTCCGGGAATCTTGAACAGAACTGATATACTTCATCTGTTCTAAAGCCGGAGTCAATGCCTGCTTTCATTATTTGACGAGGTTCGCCATACTCCGATGGATACTCTCGATGAATAATGATTTCCTCTAAATCATCCCAGGTGCTTGCCTGCCCATAATCAATTAGGTAAGACTTAACACCGGGAGCATAGGCCCTTACTTCCCACCAGAAGTGGTCAAGCTGTACGTCTACGGAAGCAATAAGCAATACTGCTTTATCAGGCACGATACCGCACGGATATGTAGATTCTGTAAATTGCATATTCTGTGTACTCTTAGTTTTAGCACTTCGCCAAGGTTCCGCTAACCATGAATTAATGAAGTTCATTAATGAGGCAGGTGTACCTTTGGAAGTCTTAAACTCGTACGCAACGTCTCCGAACGTGACCCACGGCGAATATATCGACGATAAGTGATACGAAATTGAGCGGACTTTGCTTTGCGACGCATTGACCGCTTCCCATGTTCCATGTCTTAACATTTCCATTTTGTGCTTATCGTGGATGTGTCCGCCGCAATGTTCACATTCGTAATACGCTGTATCACGTATCATGTCCGCATTATCGTTGTGTTCGTCTGGCCATTTTATCTGCTTGAACTTGAGGGTCTGCGACACTCCGCAATGTGGACATGGCACGTAATACTGCCTGCGCTCATTTGCATTCATGAGCGCCTGCCAAATATTACCCGACTCAACAGTAGGAGTGGATACCATTACTATTTTCTTGTCCACGAACGTTTTAGTACGTTCCCTTGCGAGTTTTATTGGATCTGCTTCCTTACCTGAAAAGGCGGGGTATTTGTCTATTTCGTCAAAGAATAGATACTTGATTGACCGGCTTGATAAGCTACTAGGTGAGTTCGCCCCAACCAGTACCATATAATTACCGTTGTTGAAATCCAATTCAAGCAGTTTACTATTCTCGTCAAAATTATCACTAATAGATTTAACCGATTTAAGCATCGGTTGCACTCTCTTATCACTAGCAAATTTAGCAATAGTGTCTGTTGGGTACACCATCATAACTGGTGATTGTGTTTGGTCTAACGCATAGCCTATCATGTTGAGCTCTGCTTCAGTCTTACCGATTTGCGCTCCAAAGCACAGTACAATCTGTTCAATCAGAGGGTCTGTGAATTTATCCATAGGCTCTTTTAGATATGGAGTTCGATTCGTTCTCCACCTACCTGGCTCTGCGGATATATTTGTTAATACCCTAAAATTGTCAGCCCATTCTGATACGGTGTATCGTTCCGGTGGTTTAAAAGCATCGATCTCTTCCTGGAACCAATTAACTCTTGGCTCTGCTTTTACCGGTTTTGACTTCCGGCGTGTACTCGCCTTTGCGCGAGTAACTTTCGAGGTAGTCTTCGGCAACTTCGCTCACCACCCTTTCCACCGTCGCTCGTTCTTCTGGATCAGTAAACTCACTCCCTACTCGTTTACCGAGTTTGATGAGAGAGGATTTTAATTCTAAGATACGAGCAGACCATTCTTTCGCCACGTCTGCACGAGATACGTACTCTCCGTTTAGCACGTCGAGTAATTTCTTTTCACGAGCAGCTCGAGACTCTTTATAGTCAGCTTCAGCAATTAGCTTTCGAGTAGCCGCCGATTGGTCTTTAGATTTATCTCCCTTGGCTTGGCCAAGATATACAAGAACTTCACGGAGGTTCCACCAACCCGTTGCAGCTTTAGGCATGCCAGATTTGTGGTGTCTCGAAATAATCTCAGGAGTTACTCGAAGAAGGTCACATAATTGCGCACTAGATACTAGTAAATCGCCTGCGTTATTAAATTTCACACGTGGTTTTTCACTCGTCGCCATGACTTCTCCTTTCTGTCCTTTGACAATCGACTTTCAACCGTTAAAATTCTCCTACACAGAGACAAATATCGCGCGGAGCCGACCACCGCTGGATTTATCGCGAGGGAGTACCTTTTATCATTCATTCTCATCTATTGCTATATCGATAAAATCTGATGAAGTAACCAAAAAGGACTACGTGGTTGTGTCGTAGTCCTTAATGATTCCTTCTGCTTATCGCTTGTGGAGGAAGGTATTCACTATGAACGTACCCTACAGCTTATGGCTCCGGAGGACTTTCCCTGGTTATCCCCCTTACCACGCTTGTAGATTATCATAGAACCCACCTCTAATTGCATATCGTCTTTATTTATTTTTAGAAAAAACTTGACAAAAGCTTTTAACAGCGTTCCTTTGGATTGCATATATTCGTGCTTCACTGTATCGCATGTTCTCAATGACCTCTTTCATGCTCATCCCGAAGTAGTATCTGTTCTCTAAGAACGTACGCTCGACGTCGTTAGGTATCTTACATATCAGTGTCCATAGTTCGTATCGCTCCTTAGATAAGGTGCGGAATTCTTCTGTCAAATCGTTCTGCGCTGTTTTTAGATTTAGTTGCTGCTCTGGAGTATTAGACCGCTCCTCTTGTGCCTCGGCTTCTAGTCGCTGTAAGTGCGCCTCGATATCTTTCATCCGCCTACGACTGTTAAGTAATCGTTGTAGCTTTCTAACTCCAGGGTGCTTACTCCCAGTACACGATCTATTCATAGGCTCACCTATACTGCAGTATCGTCACTGCCAATCAGTTCGATATATCTTGCTAGGTACCATTGCGCTTTTTTTTAGGTCCTCCAGCTTATCGCCCTTACGACCTGCACGTGAGATGTACTTAATCACATTACCCAAGTGGTACGGGAATTGTTGGTCTTCGATGAAGTCGATAACCTCAATCTTACCTTGTGTGTAATGTGGCGGATGATTCACCATGTCTTCTTTCTGTACTGCGTCGAGTTCTTTTTGCAGTGTCTGTTTTAGTTTTGACTTCTTGTCGTCTTCCTCCTCTTCCTTCATCTTAGGCACCTTAGAGTATTTAGGTAGACAATCCGGACAATATTTAGGCCAACGGCCTTGCGCCTTTTCCTTTTTGTGAATAAAGGTTGTGCCGCATCCTTCGCATGTTAACTCTTTACTATAACCTGCTTCAGGCGGTGTCATTACTATTTCACACTTAGGGCAGTAGTCCTCGTGAGTGGACACAGTAAATTTATCTCCACGTCGTCTGCATTTCTTTTGCATAATCTCACTCCTTATACAATTCTTTACGATATTTAATAGCTTCTAAGAGGGCGTCCTGCCCTGCTTCTTTGCGTTCTAATGCTTTCATGACTTGCTCGTCCATCGTTCCCCTAGTGACTAGATGATGGATAATCACGGGCTGTGTTTGCCCTTGCCTGTGTAATCTTGCGTTCGCTTGTTGATACTGTTCAAGGCTCCACGTTAGCCCATACCATACGATGATATTGCCGCCGGCTTGTAGGTTTAAGCCGTACCCTGCTGATGCGGGATGGGCAAGTAGAATTTGAATGCCGCCTTTATTCCAGTTGGCCACATCGTCATCAGTCTTTAATTCGACGGCTTTCGGGAACGCTTCTTTAATGGATTGAAGGTCATGTTTGAAGTTGTAGAACACTAATATAGGTTTCCCTTCATTTGTTTCTACTAATTCCTTTAATCGTTCTACTTTCTCGTTATGTACAACTACGATATCGCCATCGTCATTATAGATAGAACCGTTGGCCAGTTGTAACAATTTACCGGCGAGTGCTGCTGCATTAAGGGCGCTTATGTCGTCATCATCTACGATACTTAGCACATGCTCCCGTTCCATCTGTTTATAGAGTTCCCATTCTTTAGGACTCATTTCTACAGTAATTACGTTTTCAATGCGCTCTGGTAGTTTGAGATAGTCCTTAGCTTTTAAGCTCATACAAACGTCTTGGATTTTACCAAATATCGCCTTATCGCCACCTGGTAGTAATCGGTAGCTATACACGACGTGCCCGTTTGTTTTGTCCGGTGTAAAGTAACGGCATCGGAACTCAGTAAGCGTTTTACCTAATCGGTCCCCGCCGTCTAGTAAATACATCTGCGCCCAAATATCCATTAAGGTATTCGGTGCTGGTGTACCGGTTAAAATGACAATGCGTTTAAAGAGAGGTCTCATTTTACGCATAGCCTTAAACCGCTTAGCCTGTGGATTCTTAAAAGAAGAACTTTCATCGATGACTAGCATGTCAAAGGGAAATTTCTTTTTCGGTTTTCCGAAATAGTAGTCATATAACCACTGCACGTTCTCACGATTTATCACATATATGTCAGACTCACTATTAAGTGCGTGTATGCGTTCTTTTTCGGAACCTAACACCTTAGCCACTGTCAGGCATCTTGTAGCACTCCACTTTTGTGTTTCTTGCGCCCAGGTAGATTCTGCTACTTTTTTAGGTGCGATGAGTAACACTTTTTTTATAGTGAAGTTATCATACATAAGCTTCTCTATCGCAATTAACGTGGAGATTGTCTTCCCTAAACCCATATCAAGTAACAGCCCGTAGTGCGAATGGTCAATTATCCGCTGAATAGCAATCTCTTGATACTCGTGTGGATGAAAGTCCATGAATTACCCTTTCTATATCGTCTAAAAATAACTTAGCGTCTAGCTTACCAGTTAGGACAAATACTATGGCACCTTGCTTACGCAGCCTAGAAATCTGTACTCGTTGGTTAGCCATTAGCTTTCCTGTTGTAGCTTTTAACTCAATGAAGATAACACTGCCTCCAGGGAGTACTACAATCCGATCCGGGACACCGTCATTTCCAGGTGACACGAATTTCATATATATGCATCCCAGTTTTTTGAGTTGATTTCCTAACCAACGTTCGATATCTTTTTCTATCGTTCTCACCTCGTTCTCAATAAATGCTTGGACACACCTTCGGACACGCCTATGAACCCATGCCAATACTGGATTTATGGGGGGGGTGTGTCCGAAGTGCCCAATTTTTTTCCAACATATATATATACGCGTATTTGCGTTTTTTACGCTTATATATATACACCCAATTATTCATATATTTATTTTTTTATTTTTATATAAATAATTGGACACACTAGATACATATTACTATTTAGATTAGTAGTTATCTGCTTTTTGCCCGTGTCCGATTAGTGTGTCCAGACGTGTTTGGTGTGTCCAATTATCGGACTATATCAAAATTCATCGATGTATAGGCTTGAATAATTATTTTTACGAACATTCGCGCCTATTAAATAATTGGACACACCAAACACGTCTGGACACACCTACTTCTTGTGATTCTTTTTATAGATGTCAAGAAGCCCAGTTCCATCTCTGACAAACGCCCTCTGAGGGCCGTAAAGCTTGCCGAATCGTGCTTTACCTGTTCCTTTTGTATAAGGACTCCACCCTTTAATAGACTGCAAAATGTCAATGATTTCTCTTGCTTTTGCGTTCTGGAGGTTCTTCCTGTCACCCTCCATCACTTCACACCATATCTCAAGGGCACAAACCCGCTCCCGCTGCACTGAACCACAATAGTCGTCATCGCCATAATTCCGGATATACTCCCTGCGATCGTAGATATCTTTAGACTCCCAATCTTCAGGTAGTTCCATCTCGAGGTACTCTTCAATAAGACCTACGAGCTCACCGCCTTCTGTGTGCGATAATTGAATTCTAAGAGCTTCCTCTTCAAGTTCGCCCTCTAATACAAGAGGTTCACCTTCTGCCCAATACGTGAACGCTTCCGCCCATAATTGATCAATTTCGTCCTTTGACAACTCCCAGGCGTTCTTAGTCTTGCGGTCCTTATCACCAGTGATTGGCCAGAATCGGCGGTTACCGGTGCGGTCCTTTAAGAACATAAGATTATTAGTAGAACCGGCGAATACACATTGGCGAGGATACTCTTCGGTCCGTCTACCGTAAGGTGAGCGGAACCGGTCAGAGGTACGGCTGATAAAGGCTTTAACGATTTCGTTATCGTTCTTATACGTTGGTGCAAGTTCAGCGAGTTCGTTGATCCATGAACCCTGAATTTGTTCAAGGGCATCTTTGGTTTTGATATCAACTAAAGAATTGTTAAACCATTTACGTCCTAACCGCTCCAAGATAAGGGACTTGCCTAAACCTTGAGAGCCATATAATACAATAGCTGTATCGAACTTAACGCCAGGTTCCATTACTCGTGCGATGGCACCGCACATCCATTTACGGGTAACAGCCCTAATGTAATCGGTATCCTCGGCGCCGATGTAATCGATAAATAGAGTATCGACTCTACATTCACCATCCCAAGTTAAACCAGTTAAGTACTGGCGCACAGGATGGAATTTATTATCTTGCGTCACTTCCTGGAGCGCATCATCGATAATCCCCTTACCCTTGATAAGGTATTTTGTAGCGAAGTAATTACGCAGACACGCATCGTCGGTGTCCGTCCAGTAAGGGGTTTCGTCCTTATCGCGCCACGGCAAGTCGTCAGTAACAACTAACCGGTGTGCGAATTCATCGAGACGTATACGTCCTTGTAGTAGAGGATCGTACTTAAGAACCATTAAGCAGTTGAACACATCAGACTCAGGATTTCCCTTGTTATCACGTTTAAGTTTAGATAAAAAGTCTTCGTCGTCCTCTGTGATATCCTCAAACTCCATATCCGCCATACGTTCTTTATCGAGCAGGATTGGTGCTGCGCCATCTTCGTTGACAAAGTCTATCATGGCCTTATAGCTTGGTAATTTAGTAACTGCAGTCGCAGGGTCTTCGCCAATATCTTTGGCGCCGAATAGGTGAATGCGAACTAGGTCGAATGCATTAACGAGCTTACCGCTGATAGGGTCGGTCGCATGGTTCGAATAAGCAAAGGTGTCGTTATCGTAAATAACTAAACCACCTACTGAGCTGCCTTCCGTATATGTGTAACGGCCCTCAACTTGTGTTGGCTCATACACTCCGGGAAGGAACTTTTCTATCGCTTCCGTGATACTATAGCACCTACAAAAGGCGCCAAGTAAACCCTTTTTCTCTAATGGGTTACCTTGTTTCTTGGCCGCATCAAGGCGAATTTGTGATTCCTTTTCGGACGTTGGCCAAAGACTCGTATCACGCCAGTCACGATATGTGCTTAGACATTGATCAACAGATACTAGGTTGCCTTCACCTCGTTGATATACATATTCCACATCCTTTGGACAACTTGGCCAGTACATCAGACGTTCTGCCTGGTGCGTGGATGGGTCAAACGACTCAATCCCGATATTATCTGCAAGCCGTCTTGAGACCGCCTGGTACTCATCAGGCTTCATCGCTCTATCGACAGGGATAATTACGCGATAGCGAGGATTAGCATCCGTGTGGCTGTGTGTACTGTATAGTACGTATTCCATACCACCTAACTCCATGTCGAGGTCTAATAGAAAGTCCTCACTAGGGTTATCCGCATCAAGCGTGATTAAGTACCTCTCTTTAACAGCGCCTCTAACCCGTCTACCATTTTTAGGAATATAGCCACCTACAAAACCGCCGACGTCTTTCTTTTGGCCTTGATCAGCTTTAGACATCTTGGCGTATTCAGCAGCCGTTTCATTCGTTACAGTAGGCTCAGCCAATTTATTGGCCAATTCACTCCAAGTCATTTTCTGAGACTTCCAGCTACGGGCGGAGCGACTTCTGCCCGTAGCTATGATGATATTTGTATCCATATTACATCGCTCCTCCCTTCGCAAAATGAATATCCCCTAAATATTTAGGTACTTGCAATCTATGCTTTTTAACCCATTGGCATACAGCATAATTAATGTTGTGATTATCTCGTACACCTCTGTTGTTTTTTAGCTTAGCCTGGTGTATTACTGTAAATGCTTCAGAGGTATCCGTAGGATTTACCTCAATACACGCTACTGGACGACTGTTTTCAAACACACCGACAATAGCACATTTTTGCTCTTTAACTTTTTCTACATAGGTACCTACGCAGTTATTGAGTTGGACGCCTAGTCGAATTATATCGTGTGTTGTTTTAACCACAGCAAAATCTAGACCACCAACGGAGTCTATTAACTTGCTATGGAGCATGCTGCGTTGTACTGGAACATTTTCTGCTTTTTCAAATTCGGATATACACACAATCTCATCATGTAGATCCTTAATTTGAATACGTCTAGCCCAAATCTCCTTTTTCCTAGCTCTTGATAATCGGTTATACATATCCGCAGTATCTTTTACTTCCGAATAGGAGTCAGCATTTTTTAAGAATAATAGAACTCGACGTTCACCGTATTGGTGACGCATAAGCTTAAGAAAAGCAGTAACCGTAAGCAAGGCCCGCTCATCATTCCATATAGGCCAAGATTGGATATACCTGGTTTTTCCACCTTCCTCTGCCACAAGGTCCGTGAATGCTTTCTGATAATCCATGCTTTTGAATACCTTGCTAGCAGTTTGGATCACCTTGATATAGAAGAAGGGACGGATAGTTAATAATTTCCGAACCCAGCGCTTATCCGGTACTTTATAAAGCTGAATAAGAGCTTTGATAAACGGTACGCCGGCACTAGTTAACTCAGTAATAGCTGAGGTACTTGTTAACTTAGCCCCGAAAGGTCTGAAGTAGCTATCGTGGTCTCTAACTAACTTGTCATTTAATGCAGGCGCATCCGGCGCGTGCATCTTCCACACTAGATTGTGGAGTAAGTTATCGAGCGCGCCGTATTTAGATGATAGTAGTACACCTTGTCTGATTGGTTTAACTTGATACCCAACTCGTTTTGATAACTTAGCGAAGTAAGCTTGTTTTAGCACTTTAGCAAAAGTCTGCAGCTCTTTTTGATACTGAGACAATCGACAATTAGGAGTTGCTACTAGCCAATGCAAGGGCAGCGATTTAGAGTAGAAGATAGATATATTAGGTTCAATTTCCGATACTATATCAGCGCGAGTACGTTTCTTTTGAACTAAAAATACCTTTCCTTGCCTAAAATCAAAGCGTAATATATCGATAAGATGAGGCTTGTACCCAGGGTAGATAGATTGTGTATCGTTATCGACATATACTGTGTGATAGTCAAATTTAACATCAAGGATTGCCCCCCGATCAATAACCGATAGTTCTATATCTAAAGGAACATTATCGTTACCGGAGGCATCGGCTACACAATCACCATCGACGCCTCTAGTACGGATTAATTCTCCACATTGTGGGCAATAGAACTCAGTTGATGTATAAGGGTCTACTATTTTGCCCATCCCAGAAGATATTGATGGCCACAAGCAGGCAAATGATTGGCTGCAATCCACGTGGTAGTGTATAGCAGGTGCCCAAGTGTTCACTTGTTTGCGCCGCACTAGGTCGTATAGCCTTTGTACTTGTAGATTGAATAAGACCTTCATAAGGCGCTATCCTTTCTCTTATAACAAATCGTCTAAATCATCTTCTTCAGGAGTTTCTTCAACTACTGGAGCTTCTACTACAGGTTCTTCAACAGGGAGAACGTCCTCTACTGGCGCTTTCTTTTTAGTACTACGTTTACGCTTAGGCTTTTCTTCTACAGCAGGTTGATCTTCTACTGTTGAGGTAGCTTCTGCTGGTTCTTCCACCTTAGGCGCTTCTGTTTTCTTACCATTTAACACCTTAAGCCCTAAATCACAAGCAGCGATACAGCCTTCACAATACGCCATAGCGGAGTCTTTACGTTCACTAGCTGGTGCATCTTTTACGAGTTCATATAAAGCGTCGATTGCTTCGCGTTGTTGTTGAATTTGTTGTTTTGATAGTGTCATAAGAATTGTCCTCCTAATCCTTCATGTAGTAAGGGTTCTCAAACCCTGCTGCGTTTAATATGAGCCCTTCATTCCAGGGTTCAGGTTCACACATAATATCTATAACTTCTTCTAAACTGCCTTCGCCTATTGGCGCTTCGATAACCACTTCGTCGTGGATGTGGGCTACAATTTTGTATCCTGCTTTAGCAAGTCTGAGCATTGCGGCTGCTAAGCAATCTCTTGCTACTGCCTGTACAATGTTTTCGACGAGCTTTCCTCCGTAGGTTTCAACTCTGCCCCATGTATTCTTATCCTGATCCATACCGTCATACTCAATCGATTCACTGCCGAACCGGTTAAGTCCAAGTCTTGGTCTTGCATAGGCAAGTCTACGACCGGACGGTAATTCGATGAACAGGAAGCCTTTCGATTTAAAGAATTTAATATTGCCTTGTCTAATTCGTACCGGTTCTCCTGTTCTCACGACTTGCTTTGCTGCGCTGTCTGCATCTTTCCAAAATCTCGTAATGCGTGGACTTGCTTGTCGCCATGCTTCGATGATTCCAGGGAGCTCCGTTTCAGGAATTTCCCCTTTAGTGTCCATTGCTTTCATAGCTCCTACACCGCCACCATAGCCGAGTGCTAATTCAGCTACCTTGCCTTTTTGGCGAAGGTGTCCATTTACACCGTGCTTCTCAACTGGTACGTGGAACATGCTGGATGCGGAAGCGCAATAGATATCTCCGCCTTGAGCAAATACATCTTGGCGCCACTGCTCGTGAGCAAGCCAGGCAATAACACGGGCTTCAATAGCACTAAAGTCGGCTACAATAAATCGGTGCCCCTCTTCTGCTACAAGAGCAGTACGGATAAGTTGCTTAATCACATCACCAGGGTTTCCGTAGAGTAGGTCTAACATTTCTACGTCTCTACTTTTTAGAACTTCCCTGGCAGTGTCTAAATCTTCTAGGTAGTTACGAGGTAGGTTCTGTAGTTGTACTACACGACCCGCCCATCGTCCACTACGCATCGCTCCGTAAAACTGAAGCATGCCGTGGATACGACCGTCAGAACACACAGCGTTTTTCATGGCCAAGTATTTTTTGATGGAGGAGTTACCGAGTACCTGTCTATTTTGCAGTACCTTGCGCACATCAGAGGGGATATCCTGTGCCAAGAGGTTTGATACATCGTCTTTTCGCATTGTTTCTAGATCATATCCTAGTCTTGCAGTTAGCCACTCTTTAAGTTGCATGGTACTGTTCGGATTTTCTAATCCGGTTAATATCTTAGATGACTCGGTAGCTTCTTCCACGATTTCGTCGTTACAAGCAAGTGCTGCATCGACAAGTTCCATATCTACTTTCACGCCTCGCCAGTTGATATCTTGGTCGAGTAACCAGTACTCGTGCTCGATAGCAGGAGGTTTCAGCGAAAGTAAGCGTTTACGAATTGCCTTTTCTACTACCACGTCCTGTCGGTTATACTCAATGTATTCCGCCCATTTCTCAGGTGCATCCGCTGGCATATTTCGCGTCTTAGGATTCGTCTTAGTTGGTTTTCGTGGTACAGAGAATAATTGAATTAAGCGTTTACCTCTTGAGTCCTTGGCTTCTCCTAATTTCAAAGCCTTTGACACATTGTCGAGGCTTGCCGGTAAGCTGCAGTATAACGCTAGTACAGAGGTACATTCCCAGTTCGTGTAATCCGCATCAGGGTAATACTTTTTTAGACAAAGCATTTCGAATGCTGCGTTAAATGCGGTCTTTGTAATTTCCTTGTTATACAAAGCGTCCACCACCCTCTCGGGCAGTGGATCCTTTGTCATATCAATTACTTCGACCGGTTCGTCATCGAAGCTGTAGGCAAAGAGCAGTATTTCAAATGTTGTATCATCAACGTATCGCTGGGCCCCATATTTAATAGGGCAGTCAGAATACGTTTCCACATCAATACTGAGCTCCATAATTGCCTCCTTAGATTAAATCGTCATCGTCCATATCGCCTAAATCGTCGTCGCCGAAGTCATTAGCAGATACGTGAACGCCACCGAGGCGGTCACCATCTTTAACTTTACGAACGCCATTTAGACCAAAGCCTACACCCTTTTTACCATTAAAGTTGTAAGCGAACACTGAAAGTGCTACCTGTGCGTATACACCGGAGTAGATTTCTTCTTCAATGTCGAATTGGTCCATTTTGATTTTGTCACGCGTAAATACGATAGGTTGCTTATCACTGTTAGCGTTGATGAAGAACTTGCCAGCGTATGTTTCAGGTTGGTCAGCTACTGCTTCGTCTGTATCGCCATCACGTAAATTCAATTTAAGGTATGCTGCTTTACCTTCTACCTTAGCTACTGCTTTTGGATCAGCCTTAAGTTCTTCGATTGCTTTTTCAAAAGCCTTGATAGTCTTCTTATCTGTTTTGTCAATAATGATTTGGGAACTATATTTTGCTTTGCCGTCGTCGTTTTTACGAGGTTGAGCGATGTTTGCATAGGAAAGTCTTACGATACCAGTTGTTAATTTAGCCATTGTTACGGTCTCCTTATTTCTTAAATGGGTTACAGTCATGTTCGAACCCTATTACTGTACTAAATAAATTATCTAATTCATCTTCGATGTCGGACCGCTCATCATCTAAAGCGGTCCATTTGTCGTCATCTTCCCATGGAGGTGAACCAAACGAGTTCTCCTCCAATGTATAAGACGCTTCTATTGCCTCGCACCTTGCATTTACAGCATAGTAGCGGACATGTAAGCTAGTAGCGTAAGCAATAGTAATTTGGTAGAGCTCATCGAAGTAGTGACCTCGTTCGCGGAGCTCTTTTGCGATTGCATTAACAGTTACCATTGTTACACCTCGTCTTCAAATTCATTTGCCATTGTTTCTGCGGTATTAATCGCAGGGCGTTTATCGCTTTCCGGTACAAGTGTAGGCTTGCCCTCAGGCTTGTCGATATACGCTTCTAGGTATTCGGCAACGCCTTTTTTACCAAGAACCTTTTGTAGATTTGTGATACCTTCAAGTTCTCGAGGCTTGAAGATTTCCTCTTCTTTGTAGCCATTGTCGAGTAATGTTTTAGCAGCAGCGTCTGGATCCGTAATTGTACGTCTTGACGTACCTTCCACTAACTTATATCCAGGCCACTGTTTCTCACCCGATAAGGCTTTCTCGTAAGCAAAGTCGTAAACACCTTTAATCCACTTCGTGATTAAGTCCTTCATCCCCAGGATGTCAGATACTTCACGGTCAGTGAGTAATTGATTGAGCTTGCCTCCATTCTTATAGAATGTATCAAGGCAAGTATCTGCTAATGCTCGACAGGTGTGCCGTGCTTTACAGAAGTTACAGTAATCGCAAGGTGTACATTCGCCGATACCGTCCCAGGCACGTTGTGCGATTGGTTTGATATCTTCGCCCCAATCGAGTAGCTCTTCTACAGACATTTCATCAGTAGATACGCTATCCAGTCTTGGCTGAACGATCGTCATACGAACCATTTTAACGTCATATAGGAACTCGTTTACATCGTAGGCACCTAATGCGTAGAGTCGCATTTGCGTGTTTTCAACAGCGCTAACAGGAACGCCTTTACCATACTTCAGGTCTATTACTTCCAGGATGCCGTCCGCTACGATTACCATATCGCCGGTACCGAAGCCTTCAGGTACCCATCTAGAGAAATCGAGCCGTGCTTCAATCATGGCTTCCGCATCAGAAGAACGAGCACGAGCTTCGTTTACCTTTTCTTCGCAAATGTCGACATACCGATTAACCGCTTCTATCATTTCAGTAGAGTAGTCATCTAGCTTAGGAGCTTTTTTGCCTTCAAGCTTATGCCGGAGAATTGCTTCCGCCAGGTCGTGCGCAACAGTACCCTCTGCAGCATACGGAGATTGTTCATCAGGGAACATCGCTTCTAGTCTTGCTGAAGGAGTACATACTAACCACCTGGCGCTACTTGATGCACCGAGTAATGCGTGTTTCTTAGCCACGACTATTCACCCATTCCATAATTTGAATACGTTGTTCATCGGTAGCAGATGTTACCTTTTCAGCGCCGATGCTATCTAAGAAGGCTTTGAATTCGCCTTTAGCTTTCGTTTTATCAGTAGCTTTTGCCATTACGTCTTTTACTGCTTCACGAGTTGCTTCAAGGCTAGGGACTTCTACTTTAGGTTCTTCAGCTTTAGGAGCAGGAGTTTCTACTTTTGGGGCTTCCTTCTTAGCCGGCTTAACGTCATTAGTTGTCCAGTTTTCGACTTCTTTAACAGGCGTACCTACAATAGATTGATATAGGTCTTTCACTTCTTGTTCTAATTCAACTGCTTTATCTACTGTGATTTTTAACTCGATCATTGTTCTGTTTCCTTTCGGTTTAACGATGTGATATACTTTAAATGGATATTTTTCTATGTGCCCTTTACGCATTGCCGTGCGTGAGGGCATTTTTTTTTGCGCCCAAGCATTCATCAGGAATGCAATAGTCTTTATCAGGGCACGTTGTACAGTCTCGCAATTTAATCACCTCCTTATCCATGCTTGAGAGTTAACTTGGCCTGCATCCGGAATCGATTAACGATTGGATGTATTTCCTTACAGTTATCACACACGATACGTGGCTCACCGGTTAAGTAAGACCAATTCGTATATGGGTTTTTGATTTTCTTATTGCATACTTTGCAGAATTTATCTTTTGCCATATTGCTCCTCAATCCAGTAACTAGTGAGTGCCCAAAGCGTAATGCCTAGCATTGCTTGGCAGAACCCAGTCCACATATCAATGCGGTCTATTTCAATAGAGCCTACAGTACCTAAAACTAGTAATGCTGCTATAACTCTGATTGCGTAAATCACGATTTTACTCATACGATGTGTGCCTCCTTGAACTCTTTGTCGATTTTGCTGTCGGACCATCCCAGTGTATTAGATAAGTAGTGTCTAAAACCGTCCTTATCTATGGAAAAGGTTCTGCCCTTTTTTCCTTCGGTCTTCCAGCATTGAGCGAACTTGAACTTGTCTCGGGCAATGCATTCCCGGACTGCAGTTAATGTCCACCCGAGGACTGTGGCCATTTGGCTCACAGCAATTGTTTTTGTGATCATAGTAAGTACTCCTTTACCACACTGTAGCGGCGATTACCGTTACCATAATGAGAAATAAGCAAACTCCTGTTATCAGCCCGATTGTGATTAACAATAAACATAAACGGGCAACCACTTGTAAGTAATCTTTTTGCATCTGTTCACCTATATGCGGACAAGCGCAGGCTTGTAATAATCCGTCTCCCAGAAATCTCTATCGTCGTTAACTTCGAGTGCGTAACAAATCGCTACCACAGTATCCATTCGGACTGATCTACCTTCTAGTGCACGTTGCAAAGTCGGTAGTGAGATTTCAGCAGCACGGGCCAAATCCGTTTTTGTCATTTCCAGTTCCTTCATTCGCTCGGAGATTGCATCGCCGAACATTCTTACTACAAATTCTTTCTGTTTCATCTGTCTGTCCTCTTAATTCTAAATTTCGTATTTATTTTGTAAAAAAAAGCTCATCGATAGACATCTTCGTATCTAGTTTATCTTTGATTTCTTTACATTCATTTAATGTAAGTGGATACTTGCCATTTAATTTATCAACAATGGTTGCATATCTCGCGTCTAGCTTTTCAGATAGAACCTTTTTGTTCCACCCTCGTCTAGCCAATTCCGCGTTAAGATTCGGGTACATCCTCACACCTCCTTTTTTGAATATTTCGTATTGGCAATTCGTTATTTCGTATCACCTTATGTACACATTGTAATTCGTAATTTCGAATTTGTCTAATAAAATACGGTTTAAATACGTTTAAGTTTGATTTAAATATCTTATTTCGTATTTATATATTGATATATCGTATTGGTTGCGCTATAATGAATATAGTTATAAATAGGAGTACATATTATGACAAGAGAAGAATATTTAAAACAATTAATAATAGAGGATTCTGTAACTTTAAAAGATTTCGCTAAGAAAATTGATATGCCTTATACGACTCTGTATTCGATCCTAAAAAACGTAGGAGGTGCGTCCATAGATAAAGTAATAAAAATATGTAAGGGGTTGAATATTACTGCCGACGATTTAGCAAAAATAGGTGAACAAAATAACGATGGGTATTATACAAACCCTGACACTGCTGAATTTGCTGAATACCTACGCACACGCCCAGGTGCACGCATGTTATTTTCTGCTGCAAAGGATATTAGTAAGGAGGATATGGAGAAAGCTGTAGAGTACATTGAGCTACTAAAACTAAAAAACAAATAATACACAAGGGAGAGTGTTATATTGGTTGTAAATTTGATTTACTGTGACTTGCCACATGCCAATGCCGTGTCAGAGGAATGTGAAGATATAGATACCCATAATATCTATATAAATAAAAACCTCTCGCACGACCGCATGCGAGAGCAGATTAAGCATGAATTAATTCATATTGTGAATGATGATTTCTATTTAGAACACCATGTTAACCTAGTTGAGGAGATGGTGCGACGATCAACACTTAATGAAAGTGAACTTGAATTCATAGAGTTTTATCATCATTTCATTGATAACTAAGGGAGATATAAAAATGAAATTACGTAAATTGTTGCCTTTAATGGCTTTACTCAGCCTATCCATAAGTACTTCATTTGCTCAGTTCATTGATGTTACAGCAGACACTTACAACAAAATATGGAATGTTGGCCAATCTTATAAGTCTGATCGGAAATTAGAAAACCCTGTCAATTATGGTGTTGAACTTCGGAGTGGCGCAGGTGGTGCAGCCGTATTAGTTACACCTGGCACAATCGCAAAGTACATTGCTTACTCTAAGGACGAGCGCTTAATCTTTCCGGGAGAAGCATTTAAAAGTGCAGTAGTAAATAGCAATAACTATGTGTATATCGCCACTTATGCAATGCACCTTAAGAATCCATTAGCCGGTACTGTAGCTCAACAACTGCCATCGCAGCGATTACTTATTGAAAAAGATGGTAAGTATATTATGCCTGAACAGATGAACCCAGTTATTTATGACGCAATGCCACATAGCTATGCTATCGTGTATTATGCTTTCCCTAAAAATGTAGTGCTTAACGCACCGTATACAATTAAGTTCATCAATGGCAATGGTGATAAAATTGAAATCCCTATTACTGCTGAAAAGATAGCAGATATCATCGATAAAGAAAATAAATTAGTATATAATCCTAATTAAATAAAAAATAGGCCCTCACCTCAGCGAGGGCCTTTAAAAATATCATACTTTAGAGGTACTCTATTTTTACTCCACAATCATTATAGCATACCTCTAAGGCTAATCACTATACCAAGGAGGATATAATTAATGGCAATGAAACGAGCAAACGGTTCTGGATCCGTTTACAAAATGAAACATAAACCCTTACGTAAGCCTTACCGTGCAGTCGTTACGACTGGCTATGACGAGAATGGCAAGTGTAAGCGTAAGACGATTGGCTATTATGCTAAATCAAAAGAAGCTTGGGACGCTTTGTCAGAATATGGTATCTACCCAGAGAAGTTTGAGACTAAGAAAGTATTATTCAGTGAATGCTGGCGTTGGATGATAGCTGACAAAGAGCGAAAAGGAATAGATGTCAAAAAAGGCGGATATTCGACCGCACAAGCGAAGTTAACATCGATTTGGAATAAACCTATACAAGAAATTAAACTCGTGCACCTACAGGCTATTATTGATGAAAATAGCCATTTAAGTCGCTCATCTATAGCTATTATATTAAAAGGCTTGAACGGTGCCTTTGAGTCTGCGATTAAGAACGATATTATCGTTAAAAACTATGCAGCACTCCTTGAATTAAAGCCGGCCGAGAAGTCAGACATCCATAAGCCATTTACAGAGGCTGAAATTCAAACCATATGGGAACATGCTCACATGGATATAGCCAAGCTCCTATTAATGTATATCTACTCCGGCATGCGACCAATAGAGCTACTATCCATAAAACTTGAAAACGTGCACCTGGAGGAACGCTATATCATTGGTGGTGTAAAAACAAAAGCCGGCAAGGATAGATTAATCCCTATTGCCGACTGCGTTATGCCTTTTTATCGCGAAATTTACGCCAAGGCGAGCGTTTCTAAATCTGATACACTTATCCCTCAAGGGTACACCTCAAAGTACCTAGGGAAGCCAATAAAACGATTTTGTAAAGAAGTCGGTATATCTGACCACTTACCACATGATACTAGACATACGTTTGTAACCTTGGCCAGTAATTATGGAATGGATCGTTACGTCTTAAAAGCTATCGTTGGCCACACACAAAGTAAAGATATTACTGCAGCTGTATATACGCATAAAACGATTGAGCAGTACATCGAAGAAGTAAATAAAATACCGTCATCATTTAGTTAAAGGTTGTGCAACGGTTGAGCAACGCACACAAATTTTAGATGATTTTAAAAGAAAAAGCACAGTACCTATACGCATAAGTACTGTGCTTTGTGCATTCGTAGAACTGTATGTCTTATTTGGAGTACAATTCGACGATAAGTGTTTCGTTAACTTCGATAGGAAGTTCTTCACGTTGAGGAAGACGAGTGAATG